CAACTTCCTGAAGATTGAGACCACTGTTCGACTTACAGACCCGCGCAACATAAGTCCTAGAAGGCCGGAGTTCTTAGTTATAGTTGGACCCTATATTTCCGCAATCGAACATGTACTCAAATCTTCACCTTTCTTGATCAAAGGCCACGACATTAGAGCTAGAGACAACAAAATGTCTACCCTCATTAATTACGATACTTTTATAGAAGTCGATTATTCAAGGTTCGACAAGACGTTGCACAGGACCGTGCTCGAAGCAGTAGAGCATCAATTCATCAACCATACGTTCATCTCTGATGATACCTTTCGAGCTATCTTCAAGTATACGTTAAACACAGTAGCACGGTCCTCTTTTGGTACAACATATCGTGTAGAAGGTACCAGATGTTCAGGAGATGCACACACGAGCATCGGAAACAGTATCGTAAATCACTTCGTAACTTGGTTTTGCCTGCGCAAACTGCCGGAACACGCCTGGACATCATTCCATGAGGGTGATGACGGTGTGATTGGTGTGACTGCACCTTTCCGCGACCAGGCAATAGCCAACTTGGAATATGTGTGGACTTTAGGATTGATACCCAAGTTAGTGGTCACAACTAACGTTGATGATTGCACCTTTTGTGGCCGCTTTCTAGTAAACATGGGTACGGGCATTAGGTCATACGCTGACCCCATGCGCACACTCGCCAAGGTGCACTTAACGACATCCCAGGGAGACCTTCGTATGCTCCTGGCCGCCAAGTGCTACTCGTACTTGAGTACTGACATCAACACTCCGGTTCTTTCCGCGTGGTGTCAGGCTTTCGGAAAGGTAGCGCTTGGAGAAATCGGCAGCGCGAGCAGGATGCAACGGTTCGAACGTTTCCTTGACAAACGGATGTTTGATCCCGAGTTTAGATGGAAGTCTCAGTACTTCAGGGCGAGTAACATAACAAAATACGGCTTTAACACAGTCAAAGACATACCACCAGCCGTTAGGTGCGCATTTGCTCGGAGGACAGGTATCGGTGTGGCGGAACAGATTGCGTTGGAGGACATGTACAGAAAGATGTGTGCGGACGTAATACCTAGTGATTACCCTAGAATTGTTGTAGATTGGTTCTTGCGTCCCAATTGTAGTATAGAAGGCGATCTGTTTGCGGATACCTGATGGTAAATCTAGAGACCCGTCCTGGTTAAGACGTTAAACTGACCCGTACTGCCCAAACGAGTTGGGCAATTGAGCGCTTGCGTCGGCCCTGGCACACCGACGCATTTGACCGATGCCCCACAGCGTTGTTGGCGACTGGGCGACGCGTGGTATTCACAGAAGGATGTGGTGACAGACATGCTGAAGGCCGTCAAATACATATCATCGGATACTGAGTAAGATCTCGAGACCCGGTGCGGCA